CCTGTTGGTCCTGTTGCACCAGTACCAGATTCTGCGAACTTTATACCAAATAGAGATGATAATAGGTCCTCTTGTCTTTTTGTAACGTCTGATGATGTTACCGGTTTAGATCCAGTTGTACCAGTTGTTGATGTTTTTGCTCCTTCAACTTTTGATGGCTCTTGTGACCCGGTAGGACCGGTAGGACCGGTAGTTGATGTTACAGTTGTTAATGTTTCTGTTGTAGTAGTAGTGGATGCTGTTGTAGATGCTCCTGTTACCCCCGTTTGAGTCTCTTGTGTTCCCTCTAATGGCTTAGCACCTTCTCCGGTAGGACCGGTAGGAGCTGGTGTGCTTTTCTCATCTAATTTTTGCTCTTCTACTTTAGCTTCTCCTTCTTTCTTTGCCTCTTCTCCAGCTTCTTTTATTATATCCTCAGCTTTTTTTCCTTCTTTTTTTTCTATTAGCTTTTTTATGTTATCATCATATGCTTTTGCCATTTTAGTAACACTCTCATTGGTAAATCCTTCAGCTTCTAGAACTTTTCCTAAAGCAGAAATTATAGCCATATTTTCAGGAGTATATAAAATAGGAGCATATTGACTAGCCATAAATGAATCCTTAACACTAAAATAGTGTAGCACCTTAGCAAAATTATCAAGAAGTGGCTCAAATTTAATTTTTTCGTCCTTTATCTTACTATCAAAATCACTTTTTACATCCTCGTATAGATCTAATTGCTTTACATCTTTTAAGCCTAAATTTTCTACTATATCAGTAACTCTACCATCTTTAAGAACCTTGGCATTACTTATTTTATTTTCGGCAGCTTGCTTAGACATTTCAAAAATCTCCTTGCCGTCTATAGTTTCTCCTTTTTCTAATTTCCTTCGTATTTTGTTTTTATTTAATCCTCCATCTGAATAAGCTTCTGAATAATAGATAAGGCTTGGATCATAAGCAGGATCTAATCCTTTTACGTTTTTTTGAAATGAATCGTCGTAAAATTTATTAGCTTCTTTTATAACTTGATCCGCTGATTTTTTTTTCTTTACTAGATCCTCGTCTATTTCTTTTCCAGTAGAACGCGCAGTTATTCCATCTGATACTATCCTTGCCTTATCTTGCTCCTCGTACTTTGCTCTATCGAAAGCTCCTTCGGATGATTTGAAAACCGGAAATTCCGATCCTGCTGCTCCTTGTGTTCCTGTTTCTCCTGCCAAAATATTTTTTATTTATATACCTAAAAACCCAAAAATGTTATCTTTTTGGGTTTTTAAACGAGAATGCTTCTACTAAGTTTCCTTGTTCTATTCTCTTATTTTCTTTTTCTATTTTTTCATTTAACTTGTCTATAAATATCTGATACTCATAAAAGGGCATTGATTCTAAAAGATCTATAGATAATTTGAACTCCTCCCATAGCCTGAACTTTATATTAAAGTAATTGGCTAAAGATATCTGAAATAACGAAAAGAGATCTGTACCCTCCGGGAAATGATATATCAGCTGTGACCTCCCCCTCACAGCTTTCACATTTACTATAGATCCTAGATTTTGTTGCGAAGTTGATCTTCTCCGTTATTTGATCTGCTATTGAAAATTGTATTGGAGTCCAATCAAGTGATGCTCTCTCGTATTGGTCATATAAAGACTCGTCCAATCCTCTCCAATCTGGAATTATAAATGTAGCAACCTTAGCAAAACTCTCGTCGAATTTTTTTCCTCTCCTTCTTTTTTCTGCTATGATTTTTCTACAGATAGTCGTTACTCCAACTGTAGGAATATAAAGGTTCAGTTCTGGTGTTCCGTCTTTCGGTATAAATTTAAAAGAGTAAGATTCCGTACTATATCTTTTAAGTATTTCTTGGTCAACAACAAAGCTATCTAATAAATTAGATCTTAGCTCTATCATATCTGGAACATCGCAGTCTTCTCTCTTACAATTTTTTGTTACTGGTAATAATATTTTATTCTCGCCTCTGATGAAAGTGACGTCTCGGATTGACATTATTATGTAAAATCTATCCTCGTACCAAAGATCAAAGGACTCTAGAAATCCGCCGTTCCATCTTATCTTCATACACTTAGCAAGTATAGAATTTAATTTGTCGTCAAGATCTATCCTATCATTTTCATCAACTGTTGAGAATTGTCTTATTTCTCTAACCTCTGCAGCTTTTATGGCAATTTCGAATCCTGGCGGATATCCAAATCCTTTGGAAGGAAGATTTTCTGCTGGTATATTCTTCCATTCTGATTCCATGCCTAGAGGTGTTCTAGAAACATTAGCCTTACCTAAGTTATTAGACTGTGGTTGAGTCTGGTTAGGAGTAGCTGGATTTTTTGGCATTGTTTCATTCTGAATCCAATTTGGTATTTCGTATCCAGCAACATCAGGATCTTGATCATACTCAAATCTAGAAGCAGCTTCTCTTTGGCTAAGCTGACCTAGTAATTCGTCATTTATATTATCTGTCATAGGTTTTCTTATATCTCATTTTACTAATCTTTTGATTTTAGTTTCTTATTTGATGACAAAAAGAAATAAAGCCCAAAGAAAACACCCGAAAGGAAGTAAAAAATTGCTACTGTATGCCAGTAGGAATTCGTCCATCTCATTATTGCTGCAAAAAGGATATCGAATCCGAAGGGATTGAAGAAAGTTGCTAAGACTAAACACACTGAAGCCATTCTTATTCTTCTTTTCTGGTTCACGATCGTCGTCCATGTTATTTTAATTTAACATTTTAAGTTTTAACCAAAAACAAAAAATGGAGACTTTGTTGAGCCTCCATTTATATATTGGTAAAGATAAAATTAATTAAAAACGTCTTCGAAATAATCCGCTCTAAAAGATAGTGGGATCTTATAAGGTGTTGTACCGTTAGTATAATCCAAATCCAGTGATTTAATCTGATCTACGGGGAAGCAGTTTACTAATTTAATTCTTCTGAAAACGTCTCCTTGTTTATTGAATATAGAAATTAGTATATAAGTTCCTCCTGCGTAAGTTGATTTAATACCAGTTGCTCCTGTTAGAGGGTTGTATATTAAATCTGACCACTGTCTTAATGCCTTAAATACATAGTTGCTATTGTTGTCGTTAAGGTTTGTTTCAAATTCAATCCTAACCTTAACACCAGTATCATCAACTGCACCTGCAGCGTATCTTCTTCTAGCGAATTTATATCTTTGCTCCGCTATACCTGGGTTTTTATCAACTGCTAATCCAGAAACTGAAAGCACGTTTTCTACTAAAAGAGTTCTTCCTCCGTTCCCTTGTTCTAAAGCAACACCAACTGGAGGCTGTATTATAACCTCAAACTGGTTAAGATATACCGGTTCGTATAATTGTACTGCTGCTTTTGATGCTGTAAAATGTGGTAATCCTGCCATTTTTTATTTTTTTATATAAATACGTCGTCGAAATAGTCAACTGCCCAAGTTAAATTCAATTTGTAGATTGAAGTTTGTGTGTAGTTTAATGCCATTTCTGGTATTGGAGTCATTGGGAAACAATCTCTTAGGTTTATTTTTCTAAAGATATCTCCTTGTTTGTTGAAAACGTTAACGAGTATATTACCTGTATAGTCTTTCTTAAGTCCCATTGCCCCAGTAAGAGGATTGTAAATTAAATCAGACCATTGACGTAATGTTTTAAAAACATACATCGAATTATTCTCGTTAAGGTTAATTTCAAATTCTATGTCAACATCTAAACCAGTTCTTTGAGGAGCAGCACCAGAGTAGTATCTTTTAGCAAATTTGTATTGCTGTGTGATCTCTCCAGCATTTTGATCTACTTGAAGACCTGATACTCTAGTAACTTGTTCCAATAATATATTAGCTGCGCCAGGGTTTCCAGCTTGTACTGGAATAGCCGTTGGCGGAGTAATGGTAACCTCAAACTGGTTGAGGAAAATCGGTTCGAATTTGTTAACCGAAGCCTTAGAACTCGTATAATGTGGTAATCCTGCCATGTTTTTATTTTATATATTTACATTAGAGAATTATACTCAAAATCATTAGCTGAATTGTATAAATCCTCCAGAAGATATACCTCCTGTTCTAGTAACTGTCATTCTATTGATGAACTTGTGAATACCTCTTGCAGGCTCGATAATAACGTCGATTATACCGATGTTTTGATCGATGATTGCAGGTGTATTGTTTGAAGAGTCCATAATAGTAAGGTAGTTGTAAACTCCTCCAACAGATCTTACTCCAGATAAGTAGTTGTCTACCAAAGTCTTGATCTCAAGTCTAACGTTATCTTCGTTGAAATCGAAAACGTAGTTAGAAAGGATATCCTCTATTGCAGTTTCAACAGTAATTAGAAGGTCTCTAACGTGTAAGTTGTTGAATGCTGAGTTTGTTCTTTGGTAGCTAGTTTGGTTACCGTAGATAACAATACCAACTCCTCTTTTTCTGATGATTGGGTTAATACCAAATGGCTCTAAGTATTCTCTGTCTTGTAGATCGAAATCATACTCTAGTCCTACTAAGTTACCAGCTGATATAATACCTCTCTTAAGACCTGCCACTATTGAATAAGGTTCTCCTGTAATAAACTTACGGATAAAGTTATTCGAAACGTATGGTGCTGGAGGAACGTTCAAGTTCTTGTTGTTCTCTCTAATAGTTAAGAAAGGCGCAAAGAAACCAGAGAATTTAGCTCCAAGATCCTCATCAGGTAATGAGAAAGTAAATGAAGGATTTAAACTTAGGTTACCTCCGTCTGCAATGTATCTAGCTTGTAAAAGTGGTGCTGGATCAGTTGCAGTAGGAGCCGAAGTAAATCTAGGATCTACTGACTCTGAGAATTTCTTCATTGAAGGGAGGTTACATATTGCTAAACATTTTTGTCTGTTTTTAGCAAGTCTAGTAAGCTGATATTTACAGTTACGCTGTATACCTCCATCGAATGTATCGATAATGTATCTGAAAGTAATTACGTCTGTGTCTGCTAATGTTCTAGCAAGGTTTGTGTTAGTAAGTACGTCTAAGATAGCGTTCATTCTTGTGTCAGTTCCATTAGGCATAGAAGCTGCCTTAATGTCTGCACCAGGTAAATAAGTGAAATTAAACGTAGTAACAAACTCTTGGATATTTTTAAATTTCCAAACTCTAGTAGTTACTCCAGGGTATAGTTGAATCGGTCTTTCAGTTTTAACCTGTACCGTGTAAACCCCAGGAGATGTCGCAGAAGCTACAGTTTTAACTTCCAGTACTCTAGTTAATCTTGACTGAAGATTTTCAGTTAATGGATTATCATAGATCTGTGTGTCTGTAGATACTAGTAGATCTCCAACCTTTATTGCTGAAGAATTAGCAACCGCAGTTGTTATTTCTATAATGTTAGGCTGTAACTGAGTTATAATATCAACATAATCGCTTATATTACCTTTAGTAGATACTATATTGAAGCTTTCTCCTGTTGTTAGATTAGTTCCAACCGGAAGTGAGCTTACGTAAGTTGTATCCCACGTTGCTATAGCTTCAGGAGTTGTGAATGTGTCATCTCCATAAGCTCTACAAACTAGGATGTTGTATCCATCTCGGTCTACATTAACCTCAAATTTTAGATACTGTAATAAAGATCCTGAATCGTCTTTCCAATCCGTATCGCCATCACCGATATTACCGGTAACCCAGTCTCTATACATAGAAGAGTTTTCGTATGCTAAGTAAGAATCTGTTCCTACTGGGATATCAGGAGAGAAGTAAACGTCATCGTTATCAAAATAATCCGGAGTACCAATTTGATAAGCTGCTGCGCTACTCTTATTTGTTAAATCGTATGGTTCAACATATGTTGTAGCTGCTGTAGAACCAACAAGAGGATGTTTTAATCTTAGTCTGACCTGTTGTCTAACACCAGTTGGTAAAGTTGAATTAGTAATAAATTTAGCTTCAACGATTCTTAATTTAACTAAATCACCCTCGTAGAATCCTAGATAACCAGGAGTTGGTAAGTTGGAAGTTACTTTTCCTAATACCCATCTATCCGCAGGTGCATCATTAGAAACAGATACGAATTCATCCAACGTAGTTATTTGATCGTCGTGAAGAGTTGATGATGTAAATAAAGTATCGATATAAATAGCTCCTCCGTCTCTAGCTGTAGAATTGTAAGAATCCCATAAACTGGTAGGGATACCAGCATCTCCAGTTGCATTATACAACGTATCTAAAAGAAGAGTACCAGTTTCTGGAAGTATATCCATTCCTGGGTTAGATGGAGAAAGGTCGTCTTGTATTTCAGTACCACCTGTTGCTCCGTCTACGTTTCTGTAGTATGTGTAGTCAGCAAATAAATTTTGACTATAAGATAAGAAATTAAGATTTTTTGGTACAGCTGTTATATCTGCATCTGGTCCTATTTCATCTACTAAGTGATGTCCAACTAAGTCAAATACTGATGAGTTATCTACTAAATCATCTAAAGCTTCTTCATTAACTGCACAGAAGATACCTGTAGTAGGTGTCTGGTTGTTAATTAAAGTTTGAATGTATCTTAGAGTACCATTTTGATCAACGAAGTTAGGGATTACAGTACCAGTAGTTGTAAGTACTAAATTAATACCATCCAATGCTAAGAAATTATCTATTTGTGATTTGATAAATCCTTTGGAAGTAAAGTATGCACTATAGATAGGATCGTTTGCTAGTGCTTGGTAGTCTGTCCAATTTCCGCTTATAACTATAACGTCTATAAACCAATCAGAAAGATAATCATACTGGTTCATATAAGAAGGAACGTTATCAGCTCCGAAATATTCTCTTGCTGTGATGTCGAATCCTTTTAATGGGAATCTTGAGTCAAGAGATTTTCTAACTATAATACTGACCGGATTTTGTCCTAGGTTAACTATACTAAATAATTTTCTAGAGTCAGGTTGTGACCCAGATGTGTCCTCTGTAGCTAGTAAATATGTAGTATCTGGGAACCAGAACTTCTCTTTGTTGTAGTAAGAGGATAATAATTTATCTTGTTTAGTAAGAGGATCAGAGTAAGCTCCTGTTGCATTTGCACCATTTTGCTCTTCAGTATCCATAGAGAATGCTCTATATCTAGCAACGTCTGCACCTGCCGCATAGTCAGGATCACCGTTCTCGTCTACTGAATTATTTAAAAGTCTTAAATTAAGTGCAAATATAGGTCCGCTTTGTAAACAAACTAGTGAAGATCTGTGGAAGAAAGATCCTTTTTTCTCCATAGATTTGTCTATATCTCCAAATACTGATTGGAAAGTCGTTATATCCGGACAATAAACTGGCGTATTGAAAGGTCCGATAGTGGAATAACCAACAACTAATCTAATCGTTGATGGGTTTATAATGATATTCTCACTAGCATCAAATTCTAGAGTATAAACACCAGATGCTTTAAATTGGGATAAATCAAGTTTGACTTGTTTTGCCATTTTTAATTTTTATTTATATTTAAGAAGTTAACCTCTTACTTCTTTTTCTATCTATATATCATTCTTCCTTCAAGAATCAAGGAGTCCGTTTAAGAAAGTATAGTTTGATAGATCACTAGTTTTATTTTGTGCAGCTTCTGCATTTTCTAAAAGCCTTTCTTCTATCAGTTTTCTGAACTTTTCTGGTATTATATCATAGAGATCCATTACTGTCTCTTGGAAATCTCCATTGTCAAAAACACAATTTAAATTAACTAAAGTCATTGCTTCGTCGTCTTTACCTATTTGACTAGAGAAACTTCCATTCGGATTTATACCGAAGTTAGCTAATTCATGAATACCGTTTTTATTTGATGGTATAATTTTGTACCCTCTCGCATTTATTTTTAGATCGTAGCAAAATTTTTCCTTGTTTTTAACCGTGAGTTTAACCCCTGGTTTTAATTTAGTTGTTGCCTCTGAATGTTTAGTATAAACAAACATCTCATCAAAGAAATCGTCACAATCCAAAAGCTTGTCCATAAGCATTTCTCCTTTATGATCAAGCTCTAACACTATCCTAGTATTATCTACTCCAAGAACACCAGTTATTAGTATCTCTAAGAAAGCTTTAAATTCATCTATTTCGATAACATTAGATCTAAATATACCAATTTGTAATAAACAGAAG